TGCTGCCCCAGAAGTACCATCTGCAAAATTAATTCTACTAGCACTTGTAGTAGACCCAGCAACTATAGTGATACCATGATCAGTCGTAGAAGAAGTGTTTCCTATTACAAGATCATCAGCAGCAGAATTAAATGAGCTTGGGCTTGATTGATTTATTCCTACTAGACTATTAGAAGAATCATAATAAATACCATCAGCAGTAGCAGTTGTAGATCCTGTTTTATATAGAAAATAACTATCTGTGCCGCTGAATGTTCCGCTAATACCAGAAGTACCACTTGTCCCTGAAGTTCCAGAGGTTCCACTAGTACCACTTGTTCCGCTGGTACCCGGATCACCTTTATCACCTGTACGTGCGAAAGTTAGTATACAATCATCGCCGTTGGAAAATGGACTAGCCGTTGATTCATCAACCGGACTTACAACTACTTTAAAATATCCTGTTTGTTCTGATACTGCGCTGCTAATTGCAAACATTATAAAAGCAGAGCTATCATATAACTTGCTTACTTTTACATGTCCTTTAATTGTTGATGTAGAATCATCTATCGTGCGCAAATAAGGCTGGATATCACTTCCATCCAAATCTTCATCATCTATATATATTGCTGTAGCAGTATTCTGAGTAGAATTATTTAATCTAAAATTACCTGCGCCCGGATCAGCTTCTGTTGTTGTAGAATCAAAATTATACTTAAATGATGCGCCACCAAAATTACCATCTTGACCAGAGGTTCCACTTGTGCCACTAGTTCCTGATGTACCACTTGTGCCACTAGTTCCTGATGTACCACTCGTTCCAGAAGTTCCAGAAGTTCCAGAAGTTCCACTTGTACCGCTAGTTCCTGATGTTCCTGAACTGCCAGATGTTCCAGAGGTTCCACTTGTGCCGCTAGTTCCACTAGTACCTGATGTACCACTAGTCCCACTCGTTCCAGAGGTTCCACTAGTACCGCTAGTTCCTGATGTTCCTGAACTACCAGATGTTCCTGAACTACCTGATGTACCACTAGTCCCACTCGTTCCAGAAGTTCCACTTGTGCCACTAGTTCCTGATGTTCCTGAACTACCAGATGTTCCAGAGGTTCCACTTGTGCCGCTAGTTCCACTAGTACCTGATGTACCACTAGTCCCACTCGTTCCAGAAGTTCCACTTGTACCGCTAGTTCCTGATGTTCCTGAACTACCAGATGTTCCAGAGGTTCCACTTGTGCCGCTAGTTCCACTAGTACCTGATGTACCGCTTGTGCCAGAAGTTCCTGATGTACCACTTGTTCCAGAAGTGCCTGATGTGCCACTTGTCCCAGAAGTTCCAGACGTACCAGATGTACCACTGGTTCCAGATGTGCCTGAAGTTCCAGATGTACCACTAGTACCACTAGTGCCAGAGGTTCCACTTGTTCCAGAAGTTCCACTGGTTCCGGGGTCACCTTTATCACCTGTTCTTGCGAATGTTAGTACACAATCATCACCATTACTAAATGGACTTGCTGTTGATTCATCAATAGGAGAAACAGTTATTACAAAGTACCCAGTCGGTTCACTTATTGCGGCGCTTATAGTAAATAACAAGAAAGAAGATGTATCAAATAATTTACTTATTTTTACATGCCCTTTTATAGTAGAAGTACTATCATCTATAGTTCTTAAATAAGGTTGAATGTCAGAACCATCTAAATCCTCATCATCTATATAAATTCTTGTCGCAGTATTCTGCGTAGATTGATTCAATCTAAAATTACCAGAACCCGGATCTGAATCAGTAGTAGAATTATCAAAATTATATTTAAATGCCGCACCACCAAAATTACCATCTTGCCCAGATGTTCCAGAAGATCCAGAACTTCCACTACTTCCAGAAGTGCCACTTGTTCCCGATGTACCAGAAGTTCCAGAGGTCCCTGATGTACCAGAAGTTCCAGAGGTCCCTGATGTGCCAGAAGTTCCACTCGTTCCAGAAGTTCCTGAAGTGCCACTAGTACCTGATGTACCAGAGGTTCCACTTGTTCCTGAAGTACCTGAAGTTCCACTAGAACCACTAGTACCAGAAGTTCCGCTAGTTCCTGAACTACCGCTGGAGCCAGATGATCCAGAAGATCCACTGCTACCACTTGTTCCTGATGTACCAGAAGTTCCAGAAGTTCCAGAGGTTCCGCTAGTTCCGCTAGTTCCGCTAGTACCAGAAGTTCCTGAAGTACCACTGGTTCCTGAAGTTCCTGACGTACCAGAAGTTCCTGAACTTCCACTTGTTCCTGAAGTTCCAGAAGTTCCACTGGTTCCGGGGTCACCTTTATCGCCTGTTCTAGCGAATGTAATTACAATATCAGGATTACTTGAAAAAGAAGTAACACTACCTGAGACATATGCACAAACAACATCGTAATATCCACTATATTCAGTAAGAGATGAAATTGTATATAAGGCAAAATTATTCGTATCAAATTTTTCTGATACTCTAAAGTGACCTTTTATTGTAGAAGTTGAATCATCAATAGTTCTCAAGAAACTATCAATATTTGTTCCACTATCATCAGTATCATCAATATATAAATTGTTCGCTAAAGAAATATTAGAATTATCAAATTTTAATTTACCAGCGCCGGGATCACTATTAGTCGTATCAGTATCAAAAGTGTAATCAAAAGTCGCGCCACCAAAATTACCATCTTGCCCAGAAGTACCAGAAGATCCAGAACTTCCAGAAGTTCCACTTGTGCCTGAAGTTCCTGATGTACCACTTGTACCAGATGTTCCTGACGTACCAGAAGTTCCACTTGTCCCAGAAGTTCCTGATGTTCCTGATGTGCCAGAAGTTCCACTGGTTCCAGAAGTTCCACTGGTTCCAGAAGTTCCTGATGTGCCAGAAGTTCCACTGGTTCCAGAAGTTCCTGATGTGCCAGAAGTTCCACTTGTTCCTGAAGTGCCTGAAGTCCCACTAGTTCCACTGGTTCCACTAGTACCAGAGGTTCCAGAAGTTCCACTAGTACCAGAAGTCCCTGAAGTACCACTTGTTCCAGATGTACCACTAGTCCCTGATGTTCCAGAAGTGCCTGATGTTCCTGATGTGCCACTAGTTCCAGCATCACCAGTTCTAGCAAAGCTAATTATACAATCATCACTATTTGAAAATGGATTTGTTTCAGAGCTATCTACTCTTGAAACTGTTATTTTAAAGTATCCAGAATATTCTACTGAGGCACTTAATGTAAAAAGAATAAATTTTTCTGGATCAAATAACTTTGTAATTATTAAATGACCTTTTACTCCAGAATTAGAATCATCAATTGTTCTTAAAAATGCAGCGATATCAGAACCATATATATCCTCACTGCTAATATTAACTCTAGTCGTTAAAGATTGAGTAGAAGAATTAAATGCAAAATCTCCCGCGCCGGGATTCTGATCTGCTGTACTTGTAGAAAAATTATATTTAAATGATAAACCACCGTAATTACCATCTAAACCAGATGTACCTGATGTTCCTGACGTACCGCTAGTTCCACTAGTTCCACTAGTTCCTGAAGTACCTGATGTCCCTGATGTTCCTGACGTACCGCTAGTTCCACTAGTTCCTGAAGTGCCTGATGTGCCAGAAGTTCCTGATGTACCACTAGTCCCACTCGTTCCTGATGTACCACTAGTACCAGAAGTGCCACTAGTACCTGATGTGCCAGAAGTACCACTAGTGCCTGATGTACCACTTGTTCCAGAAGTTCCGCTTGTACCAGCAGGACCTCTTTGTACACCAGTTATATCTATATCAGGATTAGCAACTAAATTTACATCAATTTGATTTTTACACGATGAAACATTTACATCAATTTCTCCCATACTTTATCCTTATAAATGAGTTACGTCAGCTTTTACATCTAATCTGAACTCAAAAAGAGTTTGATTATCTACTCCACTTGTTGAATTACCAGTACAATTAAAATGGACATCTCCATACAAATTAATCGGAGGAAAATTCTTAGTATCACTTCCGGGTATACTAAAATACACAGAACCACTAAGAGGCCCTGCGTATTCTATGGTAGGAACGAACTGATAAACTAAATCACCATCAGGATGAGGACGTAATTGTCCAGTACAAACTAAATCAGTAAAATCGTCTGTAGTAGATGCTAAATTAATCGTTTGAGTACAAAGCGTATCTCCGCGAATTACAGTAAGTTGCGTTGCCACACCTTACTTTACACTCAATATAATAAAAAAAGAAGAAATACTAAATTTCTCCTAATATTTTAAGAACTTTCTGATGTTCAGGATTATTTGGATCTAACTGTACTGCAGGGTTTTCGACTGTCATTCCGATAGAACCCTTATTAGTAGATTTAAATTCTCTTAATAATTTAGACTTAATATCTTGCCTCGAACCACTAGCGAATATTCCTACTTTTTCGCACATATGCTGCAAATCAATATTAGTCATTTCACTTAATTTCTCTTTGAAGATTTCTAGACTAGTTGTTCCAAATGGATTTGATTTCTCAATACCCAAAGCTTTTTCCAACTGCCTAACTCTTGCAATATCTGGATCTTCATGAACCTTGCCATCAGCAAAATTCAAATCATCAAGCTCAGACTTTTTCTTATTCGTAGATTTTTTAGCCATATATATTATTATAAACTTTAAAATTAAAATTCAATAAAAAAGGGTGCTACCCTTTCGAGTAGCACCCCCATAGTGGATCTGGTTGATATTAAACGATAAGACCAACAAGCGCACGATTGTCGAGGACCATACGTCCCTCTTCAAGAGCGCCAAAGTATCCGATTTTGTTCTGACGAAGAGTATACTGATCGTCAGCTTGTAATGTGAATTCAGAACCTGTGTCAGAATCAACAGCAACTGCACGAATAAGAGAATCGCGAGATCTGTCAAGACCAACAACAATCTGCTCAGAAGCACCATTGAAAGCACCAGCGCTACCACCTGTTGCATAGTGACCGTCATAGCTAGTAGAACCAGCAACGGTATCAAAGATGGTATTGAACTTCTTGCCATCACCAAGTTCCAAGATTTCCATGATGGAAACGCCAAAGAACTCAGGCAATCCAGCTTGACTGAAGACTTGATTACGAACTGAATCAGGAGCTGTGAGACCAGAACCATCACCAGCAGCAGGATTAGATGTTAAATCAGGACCCTTAGTACCGATTGGATTGTAGGCCATGCCACGGATTTGCTCGACGATTTCAGGAGAAACGATGAGGTCAGTTAAACCTCTGCGAGCTCCAGAAGGAGTTCCACCAACGAAAGAAGAATTAATTCTCTTGATCTTGGTGAATAACTTGTTTAAATCTTCGAGGACGAAACGATTAGCAGCAGCAGAACGAATAACGTGATTAGCGCCACCTGTAGAAGCATTTGCTAATGCAGTCATGAGCAAGTTAGCAGAAGTTCTTTCCTGCTTCAACATAACTTCTTGAGCTACGCGAGTGAAGGACTTGCTGACGACATCTAAACGACTCTTAGCAGCATACTTCTTGTCAAAAGCAACAGCACTATCTAAACGATAGGTTGCGATTTTGAGTTCAGAAGCAGTAGGCTGAACGATATTCTGAGGAAGACCACCAGCGACAGACTGAGAATAAACCTTGATGTAATCTTCGTCGAAAACATCGTAGTATAAATCCAAAGGAATCGAAGGATTATCTTCTGCGTTGAATTGTAAACTTGTAAATAAGTTGGAAACAGTTGGAGCGTTATTAATAACTTCGGCTAAAACAGGACCAATGAATTCAGCCAAAGCGACTTGAGCGTCATAGGCTACTTCACGATTTTTTGATGCCAAAGCTTTGATTAACTCAACCTGTTCATCTGTTCTTTTTAAAACTATCTTCATATTATTATTAAAGCCTTTCTAATTACAGTGAGGTTGGGTTCACACAATCGATTTGAACTAAAGCATATTTTCCAGTTGTAGTTCCGGCGAAGTAATCGCTTTCACCATTCTGAGAAACACGCTGACCAGTAGCTAAAACTCTTCCAACAATGGTGTAATCACCAGTGAATGGACCAGCAGCTGAAGGAGCTAAACCTGATACTTTACCAGCATTAGCAGAAATCAACAAGTGAGAGTTGACAACCATGTTGGCGTCTTCCCAGTCAATTGCTGTATCAGCTAAAGTGAACATACCGCGACTTGCGACAGGAACTGCCTGACCACTTAAACAAGCCTGTAACTCTGCAGCTTTAACAGGGTTATAGAGAAGCTTCTCACCGTTCTCGTCCTCTAAAACTGTCTGATTTAACGTAATACCAAGAACAGGAGTTCCTGCGGTAGCCGCTGTGAAAGTTAAAGGAACAGAAGGATACTGAGCAGCTCCAATAAATGGATAATCAGTTTTGCCTAAATAACCGTTTGTAGCATAAGTAATAGGATCTTGATCCAAATTACCGGCTGAAACTTTTACGAATACACCAGCTGAACCATTACCATTTGTAGATGGATTGGTATCAGCAGTGTCGCTTGCAAACAAGTTAATGACATCTTGCTCGCTGTACTGTCTGAATGGATATAATCTTAGTGCCATAACCTTTAAAAGTTAATTGTTATATTTTCTTTTGAAAAAGCCTTACTTAATCTATCTTTCCAAGAAACCTTCTCTTCAGTAGGCTCGATATTCTGAGCAGGTAAAGAAGCTTCTTCAGCCTGTGCGTTTGCTAATGCAGTTTCAACTTCAACCTCCGCAGTTTCAGTTGTTTCGACAGAAGCTTCAGCGACTTGAACTTCTTCAGTCTTCTGAATACGCTTAGCTAATTCAGCTTCTAATCTTTCTTGGAAAATCTTTTCTTGCTCGTCTTTGAATGCCTTGCTCTTGTGACGATAAATCACAGTCAATTTTTCTTGATAAGAAGCGAAAGCCTCATCAGAGCTATCTAAATTGTTTAATTCTGTAGCTAACAATTTACGGTCAGCGTCATCAAAATCGTATTCAGTATCAAGAACGCTCATTCTAGAATTGAATAATTCTTGAGCGGCTTGAGAAGAAAGAATAGATTCTAACTCGTTAATTTTAGAAAGAGCACTATCTAATTTTTCGCCGTTTTCAGCTAAAGTCTTTTTCAAGTCTTCGGCTTCTGCAATAGCAGCTGCCTTAGCTTCTTCAGCGGAAACAATTTTAGATTGAATTTCTTCGCTCTTTTCCTTGATGCTTTCAGCGATTTTTGCAGAGATGCTTGCAACTGCCTCTTCGCTGAATGATTCTTTCGTCTGCTTCTCAGCAAGGACGGTCTTTAAATCTGATAATATCTGTTCTAAATCCATAATATTAGTTTTGGTTATATTTACAGGTTGTTTTTCTTTTTGTGAAAAATTTTCGCGAATTTTTAATACTTCAGGTGTATTAATATCACCGTCTTGATTATTCGCATCGTTTTTATCCATTAAGTCTTGAGTTCCATCGTCAATAATTACGCCACTTACATTTGCCGCAGGATTGGTAGTGAAACCTATACCTAACGGATAAATTCTCCCAGTTACGAGTCGATAAACAGGGGTCCCATCATCTGTGAACCCATTTCCATCGAACCCTCGTAGATATTTTTTAAATTCATTTATTTGTTCTTTTTTAGTAATGATTTCAGCTTGATTAAGCTTATCACTACCCAAAGCGATATAATAATCATTGAATCCTATCTCCCAGCTTGCGCTTATTTTTTGGTACAAGTTTGAATCAGGATCATTAGATTCTAAAAGTGCTTCAGCAAAATCTTTATCTACAGTTTTGTAAACAACAGCAGCTAAAGCAATATTAAAAGGATCTAACGACCCTTTGACATCATCATCAGTTAAAATTTTATTCTCTCCAAAAGAGGAGAAAGCCGAATTAACGATGTGACCCACAACTTTTTGCTTTTTATGCTCTATATTAGTCGGCTTATGTATAAAATAGTTTTTAAATTCAATCGCGGTATCAGTATCAATTCCATCACCATTTTTGTTAAAAGCATTAACTACAGCACCATTAAATGCTGCTCCAATCAAATCTACATTCTTCTCTAAGTTAACTGACTTAGGTATTAAACCCTTAATAGGCTCCAACGATGCCTGAGACAACAGCAAATTATTATCGAAATTTACTGAAGCAGTGACAACATTACTGAACCGCGTTGTGTACTTATACATAATATTTATTACACTTATTTATTATTACTGTGATATAATAAAGCTGCAGCGTAAGTATTCAAATCGTGTTCTGCCGCAAGCTCTTGCACAGCTTTCATAATACCTAAACTATCAAGAGTAGAAGGATCACTTAAAACCTTCTCAGCAGTAGCACTCCAATCAGAACTATTTGATCCAATTATAATTGCTTCACTAATGCTTTCAGCCAACTTCTTCTGATCTGTGCTCAAACGTTTTTTATTATATTTTTTCTTTAATAAAGATTGCACATCGCTGTATAAATTCTTAGTTAAATCAAAAACTTCTGAAATAGCTTCTCTTGAATAAACATTTGCTTTGGTTGTTCCAATTGGGCGACCAACTTCATTAGGAACATTATTCTTAATAGGTTGAGGAGCTACATCAGCTTGTTCTTCTTCATCATCACCCGGCATAGGAGGAGTAATGCTTGGCACACCACCCACAATAGGATTATAAAACCCCTTCTTTCTTTGCTCGACAAATTTTTCTTGAGCAGCAGCAAGCTCTTCTCCAGAAGGATAAATACCAGTTTCAATAACCTTGATTCCTTCTTCAGGAGGCAAGATTCCAAGTTCCATCATTCTGGTAACAACTCTATTAAATTGAGTTTCGTCTTTAATGGATACTTCTTCAAACTTAGCGACAGGACATTTTCCTTTAAACCCTAAATTCTTAAATATTAATTCCATTTCTGGCTGCAAGAAATCATTCAAGAAAGCATTTCTAGCTTCTCTTAATCTTTCGAAAAATACTTGTGCTTTAACTGTAGTATTTGCAAACTTTTCAGAACCAATTAAAATATTTTGTAAACCTTCTTTAATATCTTCATTAACAACTTTATATTTTTCATATCCCAAAACTTTATTCATATCAGGGATAATAAATTCAGCTTTAGTCGTATAATCTGCAACTAACACGCGCCCAACAGATTGATTACTTAATAAAGACTGCATCGCAGAAATATTTTTATGATTGATGCCGCCCTTAGAAGGTTCAGTTCCTAAAGTGATTAAAAGAATAACATTTTCAATTGTACGACAGATCGCTTGATCTATCTTCTTCATTTCTAACTTGAAATTTATATCATCTAATACCGCAAAGCCAAATGGAACAGCAAATGGCTCGTAATCTTGTTTCTTATAAAAAGAATAAATAATATCAGTAGGATTCAATTGAATTTTTAATCCATCTTGAGCCCACTGACCATTTTTAATTTTATCTTTTGTTGTCGGATCTAGACTCTCGAAGATAAGTTTATCTTGTTCGTTCTTAGGGTTTTGTAATCTTTCCAATTCATATTCAGAGAGCATCTTCTCATAAATAACTTGCCTCCAAGAAGAAGTTCTATTCGCAACAACATAAAAAGGATTTAATAATGTGTATTGAATAGGAATAGAATTTTTAACATCAAAAGGGGTAGGATAATTATAAATCTTTTCTATACTATCATACGATAAACCATCAGCATTAGCATACGATTTAATAATAGACTGGAAATCATCTAAAGTGAATTTAGCATTCAGTTTATAAAAAAAGATATTTCCGCTTCGATAGTATTCTCTAAAATATTGATCTTTTACTTTCCAGATTTTTACATACTTCATCCATTTATAGAAGAAGTCTTTAGCTTTTGCACTGCCACCCTCTAAATTAATTTCTGCATTAGAGAACTCTGACATGATGTCAACAGCATTTCTAAATATGGCAACATTCGCATAAGCTTTTTGGCACAACTCAATCGCATCTCTAACGTTATAGCCATTGATAGACATTTCAAATGGCAATAATCCTTCTCTAATATTTGCGTATTTATTAATTTTTGGCCCCGTTGCTACTCTATTTCTTCTGAGATTAGTTGATGAGTCGCCACCAGTTCTGCTGTAAGCAGCATTACTGTTAAAAGTGTAAAAAGGATCTCCAACTAATTGAGGCTCTGAAGCGTTTTTCTGAACTAAGTTCTCCAAAGATTCTGAACTATTTTCATTGCCAGAAGAAAACTGATTCCAATAATCTGATTTTTTTGTATATTTACGAGGCATATCTATATTATACTTACACAAAGTTACTTTCAAAGTGACTTTTTAACTTTTATTTTTATGCGATGAACATCGGAGTAAATGTGGCGGCGACCTCTTCTATCTCAGTATTATTCATGTCGTGATAGATTTTTGCCAACCAATTACCTAAAACCAATGCTGAATAACTATCTTTTCTAGGTTTATCAGGACCAGTCTTTCTTTTTAAATTTGGAGGCAAATCGAAACTTTGTGTGCCTTGGGCTGTTGTAGTTATTTGAATAAGTGCGCATTCAGTTTTTGTTAAAAGTATCATATCTGTGAGATGCTCAACAAAATCAATCATTTTAGCTTCTTCATTTTGTTTGTCCGAATCAGCCATATTAGAAAACTTCATATCTAATATTCCTATTTTCTTTCTTGTCTGAGCTCTGAAATTATCATCTATAGCTCTGCTACCAAAAAATATTCTTCTATGATCAAAGTTTGCCTGAAGTAATTCATTAGCAGTTCTAATCCAACTAGAAGTAGGCTTTCTTAAAAATACATATTTATAATCTGATTTGTTGTATTCATTTTTAGCTGTTATCAGATTCTGAGGGTAATCTTCAGGCTTTTCAAATTCTGTAACTATTTGTTTTAAATTTATCCCTTCAGTTTTAAACAATTCACTTTCATTACAAGAATTCATGAATTGAACACCTCCGTTATAATCCATACATACTGCAACAACATTAAAATTCTTCAACACATATAAAAAGTATTTAATATGGTCTTTTAAAGAACTTCCTGATAAAGCATATGAATGAACTAATGTTGAAATCTGCTTCTCACTGTTTAACTTTAAAACTTGAATAGCAAAATCATCTGAAGATTCTGTTTCAGACCACGAAGGGTCAACAGCAACTATATATTGATCTTCAGCTTTACCGACCACTTCCACAGATGGCATCTCTCCATCAGGAACAGTACATAAAGCCATTTTAGATATCTTAAAGTATCCAGAACTATCATCCGTAAATTGAGCTCCAAATTCCCGCATAAACTGAGATTCACTCATCGTAGCTTTTGCTTGATTAATTAAGTTCTGATCATATAACTGTAAAGGAGCGCAATCATAACTAAACTGCATCACACAACGACGAGTTCTTTCTTTATTCTTCGGATTAAATATTAAGTTCTCATATTGTTCATACAATTTATATAAGTATTCAAATTTAAAAGATGCAGACGAAAGAGCTATTAATTTATTATTGGGCCATTGATATCTATCCTCTTCATTCATTTTCCCTTGCTCAATTAATTTACTTTCAACTTTATAAAGATCTTCTCTTTGGGTAGGATTTTGAACTACAGATAAGAACGGTACTATAACTTCATTATAAATACGTTCTGGCATCAATAAGAACTCGTCAATAATAATTCTATGAAAACGAAATCCACGAAGCTTCTCACCATCACCTAAAGGAAGGGCGCGAATCCTGCTTTTACCTATTTCCATTACCCACTCATCATTACTTTTTGATACATGAGTAATACATTGCTTTAATAAATAAGCTTCAGGCTTTGCAGCGATATCTTCGATCTTTTTAAATATCATTTTAGACTGACGAAAAGATCTAGAAAGAATACCCGTCTCAACCCCTTGATTTAAAATAGCATCTAACACAGCATAAATACCTGTAGTATAACTTTTACTCATTCCACGGGACCAGACACCTAAAAAATAATCTGTTTCCAACATGCTTTTGATAGCCATGTGTTGAAATGGAAATAATTGAACCCCCGTAATTAAATCTGTAGCGAACGTCACATTGTTTCGTAGAAATTCATAAAATAAAAGTTTAGCTTCTTTTTCTTCTAAGAAACCTTTTTTTTGAAGTAATTCCTCATTGCTGATGAATTCTTTTTTTCTCTGCGCTTGATTACCTGTCTCCCAGCTCATGATCTAAATAATATTGTATATCGACATTCCACAAACGATCCCCCAAATGAAGAAGCCTTGGAATTAAATCTAGTGACCTTTCTCTATCACCAGTAAAAATAAATTGAACGCCGCGTGGATATTTATGAGTTAAATATCTCATATTGTGAAATACATATTCCAAACTAGTTTTGCGGCGAAACTTTTTATGATTATATTTAATCTTATTAATTGTTGTTTCTATAACTACGAAAAGATATCCTTCTAGAGCTATAGCCTTTTCTATTTCTCTCTCAAACCTTTCAACACCAGAAGCTAGCGTCCCTAAAAAATCAGTTTCACTTTTTCTATCTACATAAGTATAAGTATATTGACCTTGACTATTTAAATAATCTCCAATATATAATTTTTCTTTTTTTGTCTTTTTAAATGGAAGAGGATCTTGTTCTCTTGTATCAACTAGAATTTCAATTTCTGGAACTTCTTTTTCATAAAATTCAAAAGGCATCGGCTTATTAAAAATAGGCTCTTTATCTATAGCTCGACAAGCCTTACTATAAGATTTAAAATGTTTTTTAAATACATCTATAGGAGGCAGATCTAAAGTTTTTAATTCATTATGGAATGGAGCGTAATCGTAACCCTTCTCTTCTATACGCTTTGCTAAAAGCTCCAAACATTTAGCTTTAACTAATTGACTGTCAGCATTTTTCTCCCACAGTAATAACTCATTCAAGTCAATAAATTCTTTTTCAAAATAATCCTTCTTAGTTATAAAAGGAATTTGCTTTTTATAATAAAGAGAATATCGAGGATGATATTTGCAATAATATTCAGCTTGATACATTCCATGTTTTTTTAAATGAGCATGAAATGATTTATCTGTTTTGAACTTCTGTTCACATATCTCACATTTATTCATATTGCATCTTCCTTGGATACGCCTAAAATTCTAGCTTTCCAAGAAGACATATTTTCAAATTTTTCGGCTTCATCCTGAACAGCTTGCTTCTGCATTTCAGCTATCTGAATCATCATGCTTCGCTCTTTTTCATCTTGAAAAAGTTCCACAAGATTTAAAATGGAAGCATTTTTTTGATGATGCTTATCTATACGCTTAGCCCTCTCACCATTAAGCTTTTGAATGCTCTGATCAATTCTTTTGGCGCATTGGTTATACTCTTCACTTATTGTTTTTAAAATCTCTGTCAAACGAATAGTTAAATCATTTTGTTCTTGAGTTTCATTAAACATATCATTAACTTTATTCTTTTTAATATCAATCTGTCTAAGATTAATATAATCCATGCAAACATTTATATACAAATTAATTTCATCTATGGTTAGGTCAGGCTTATCCCAAACAGAACGAACAAATTCTGCTTCAAATAAATCCTTATCTTGAGAACTCATGTAAGAATCATAGTTTCCAACAAATCTGGGACTAGCTAAATAAACCAACAATCTCTCTAAAAATTTTCTATGCTGCAAAGATAATTTATCCTCATTTAAATTTTGGCCGCACCATTTGTTAACTTTATTTAAAACTGTTTTTAAAGATCTTGGAACTGCATATTTTTGATTAACCCCTGATTCAGAATCTACTAAAAATTGAGGATACTTTTCCTTTATGTATTTATGAACAGCCCTATATTCAGCTGTGACATGAATATTTAAATTTTCTACACCTTGAAACTTCTGATTAAAAACAAGCTCCGTAATTTGCTTTGGCCCCATCCCTGATTCAATATTTTGATCTATGAAATTTTGTTGAGACTCTGTTAAAATTTCTTTTGCTCTAGCAAATCTTTCTTTCTTCTTTTTCTTTATAAATCCAGTTTCGATCAAATAATCTCTAACAGCTTTAGCTTCTTTTGATCTACCCGTTAAATTCTCCTTCTTATGAAGTAGATTCGCCATAACGACATAATCGTCCAAACCTTCTTCAATTTTTTTATTAATAAATATTTTATCTTGATCTGATAACATAATTAATCTGAAAATAAATCATTATCCTTTAATATTTTTTGCGCTTTTAAATACAGCATCTTTTTTAAATTCTTTATTTGTTTGTATCCAGCTTTTCTACCCGTTTCATTCGTCTTAAATCTTAAAATCTTAGCCACTTGATCATCACTCAAATTATCAATAAAAAATAATTTATAAGCTAAAAACTGTTTATCGTTTAAATGATCCTTCATTAAAAGATGCATTCTTTTTTCCGCTTCAACATAATCATAATTAGTACTAGACTCAAAAGTCATATAGTAGTTCTTATGATTCTCTAAACTAACAGTCATCTTTATATCATACGCTGGTTTCTTTAATTTTTCCCATTTAGCATAAAGAGGACATTCATTACACTGTACTTTGCTTGGCGTAAACCCACATGAATCTTCATAAACAACTTCAATGCCTTTGCTGGTGTTAAATGGACATGATAAACACGGTTTCGCAATAGAAGTATAGTTATTGCGAATTATATTTCTTATTTGATTCGTAGCTATTCTATTAACCCATGGTTCTATTGGTCGAGATTGATCCCATAGATGCCATTTTTTATAGATGTGTAATTTTATTATCTGCTCAATATCTTCAAAATCAAACCAAGTAATAGCTTTAAGTCTCCACTTAGATTTTCTTTTTTTGATTACCTCATCAATCTTTTCATACATCTCTTCAAATTTTTTCTTTTTAGCTTTCATCAATATCCTGCATACCCCTCGGAGCGCATTCTTTTAATGATTGCGCTAAATACTCTTCCTGACTTAATTTTCTAGTCTGGGCAACAGGTCTTTCCAATCTATCGCTATCGCTCACAGGAGCAGACTTAAATAGTTCTTCACCTTTAAATGTGTTATTACCTCCTTGTTCTATTTCGTATGACAATCTTCTTGGTCTAACAAATGAAGAAGAATCATCTTCAATTTCTACTTGAGGTTGACTGAGCTGCTGTCTTGGCGCAGAAAAACTAGATAACGCGGCCCCACACGCAGAACAGAATCTTGATCCTACTGAATGTTTGGAGCCGCATTGCGAACAAAAAATATTACTCATTGATATATTATATATATCAATATATCATTTATCTAATTTCTTGAATACATTAACAATATATTTTAATATTTCGCTTCTAACAATATCTTCTTCTTCAAATTCAAAACAATGAATTCCTTTAGATTCACTTTCTTCACTTTTAAACAAATCATATATTTTTGTAAATCCAGATTTCGTCCCAATATCTGACTGCATCGAATCGCCACAGATAAACATCTTCGTTCCCTCTCCTATGCGTGTTAAAAGCGTCACCAGCTCTTTTGTAGAATAATTCTGAGCTTCATCAGCTATAATGATTTTATCGTTCCACGTAGCGCCTCTGAGGAAGTTTACAGGAAAAGCTTCAATGTATCCTTGATCCTCTAAATACTTAGATTGAGTTAAAGGAAGTAACTCATCAAGCTTATCATATAAAGGCATCATGAATGGATTGAATTTTTCATCAACCGTTCCGGGTAAAGAGCCTAAACCTCTTTCTCCAGCTTCAGCGATAGTTCTAATATATTTAATTTCATACCTTGGATTTGCGTTTAATAAATGTAACGCAGAATAAACTGATAAAAACGTTTTTGATGAACCTGCTACCCCATTAATAAAAATTATCTTCGTATCATGCTGGAAAGCCAACTCCACTAAACTTTTTTGTTTGTCAGTCAAATTAAATTTTTTGATTTGTAATTTAACCTGCCTAAACACGTTATCTTCTAAGACTTCCTTTATTGTTTCCTTTGGTTGCCTACGTTTTTTAGTTGACATATAGTAATTATTATTACACTATATATAGATGATTTTCCATTGTTTAAGTGTTCCATATACTCCGACAAGAAAAGAAATTTCTTTATGCGCTTTCACTCAGAAAGTTTATAAATTCTGCGAAGAAATGACGAAACGTGGTCATACCGTATATCATTATGGACACGAAAACTCCAAAGTGAACTGCACAGAACATATAACCGTTACAAATGATGATATACTAAAAGAAAGCTATGAAGATTTAAATAAATGGAAAACTGAAGGATTTAATCAAAGCGTTGAAGCTAAAGCTGTAAAAATCTTTAATAATAATTGTATACAAGAATTAAATAAAAGAATAAAATCAGAAAACGAATTTATATTATGCTGGTTTGGTTACGCACATGGACCATGCGCTAAACATTTTAATGATAAAGCTATAATTGTTGAACCAAGCATCGGTTATGATTCAATGTTTGCACAAATTAAAATATTTGAAACATATGCTCAAATGCATAAAATGCACGGAGTAGCAAAATCTAACGTTCAATTTCATGAAGAATTTGTAGCTTATCCGGGTTTCTATCAAAAAGATTTTTTATATAAAAAAGAAAAATCAAATGTAGCACTTTTTCTTGGTAGAATGATAGAATTAAAAGGAGTTAAAGCCGCATACGACATGTGCAACACTGTCGGACAAGAAATATATTTTGCCGGACCTAATATATTAGGACTAAAAGACACTAAATACTGTAAAATGATTGGATTTGTAGAACCAGAAGAAAGAAAAAAATTACTGTCTGAAGCCAAATTTTTATTAGCTCCTAGTTTTTTTGTTGAACCTTGTAATTGGGCTGTAATAGAAGCTCAATTTTCAGGCACACCCACCATAACCACAGACTTTGGGGGTTTTACTGAGACGGTTAAGCAGGGGTACACTGGATTTAGATGCTCCACTTACAATCAATTTAATTTTGCAATAAGAAAAGGTTATAAAGAAATCAATCCAGAAAATTGTCTAAGAAACGCTATGCATAATTTCACCGTAGAAATACAATGCAACCAATATGAAATGATTTTTAAATCATTAATTAATTAGTTTCTTCCTATATATCCATTTATAATAACTTCTGTAAAGAAATTTTTATTTTGCCAAAAGGAATCACTGATATCTACTCCGTCCAATGCATATAATCTAAAGAATATATCAATATCATTTTTCAATTTTTCTAACATTTGATAAACATCTTCTCTTGAGAAAATCGATTGTGCGCCAAAATGAATTTCTCCAGCAAACTTTTTCACTCTGCTTTTAAATAAATCATAATGTTTTACAAGTATTAGTTTTTCATAAGCTTCTATATCAAATTTCAAAAAATCTATTTTTCTATTTATCATTTTTAGCAAAGAAGGAAAAGTTATAGAATTTACTTCTCTGGGGGGAGTGTCGTATATGTACCACTCAAATGGTAAAACACTTAGCTCATTACTCAAGAAAGAATTTATAATAATAGGAGAATCCCCCTCATCTAAATTACTATAAAAATCCTTAATACAATTGATACTTGCATCGACACCTACGTAAGTAATTTTTTTATCACGATTCCTGAAAAAAAATGGACCTTGTGAGCATCCCAAATCTAAAACAAAATCACCGTCCTCTACATCAACGAATTTCTGATAGCAATTGTGATTAAAAATTTCATTATAAGTAATGTCATCAATATTTTTCATAAGACTTCTCCTCTATAAATTGAGACTCAGTTTTTAAATTTATTTGTTTTTTAATTTCCGATCTTTTATCATTAGTGAAATAAACAGATCGAGCCAGCTTAATAAATTCCTCATCAAATTCTTGATTTCTCTCTTTATTGCGAATATCATCTTCAATTCTCCATAAAGCTTTATTAACTAAATATAATTGTTCATATAAATCTTCTGGATAATCAATCTCATCTGAGATATCTTTTAAAAAATCATATTCTTTAATTATATTGGCTCTTTTCTGCTGATCGTGTATATGCTCTAGTTTTAATCTTAAAATTGTTATCTTATCTAAGATTTCACCATTTGAAACTTCTATATTCATATTAAACTAAAATCCTTTCTTAATTTATTAATTGTGTTTTTCATCATATCAAAAGATATCTTTTTTGAACATTCAAAATCTTTACTTTTTCCACACCATGTCCAATTATTCGCATCGAAATGTTGACTAGGATCATTCCAACAACAATTACATACTTGTTTATTTTGAATATAATAAGGCGTATCAAAATGATATTCTTTTTCTAAGAAACCACAAATCATTACCACTGGTTTATTACAAGCCCAAGCTAACCATGATAATCCAGAACTCAACCCTATCATGAATTCGCAATGATATAAACAATTCACAATATCTCCTAATGACTCCCCCGGATAATGTATTGCTTCTTTAGGTATTGGATTCATAAACTGATCTCTACCATAACTATTATACCTATCAATGCAAACGACTTCATATCCTAAAAACTTTAAATAGCTAATCGTTTTTTTCCAACCAGATTTATTATTCCAAAATTTAAGCTGAGCAGTAGAATGAGTAGCTATGCAAACATACTTTTTGTCAAACGGTCTTTCTTTTATGAATGAAGGATCTATAGCTGGCTTAAAATCTTCAGAGCCATCTACTTGAACCCCCAATATATCTCCAACTAATTGCTGCAAAGGAATTGCTAATTTTTCTTTTTCAAAACATCCAATTTTAGTAATAGAACTTTTATCAGTTATATTTTTTTGATCGGCGTAATCATGAAAAGAAATTAAAGGGTATTTAGATTTATCAAATAGAACTTTATTAGGGGTGTAATAATTAATTTTTAAATTATTTTTTACGGCGTATTGATTAACAACAGGAAGCCAAGCTAAACTATCCCCTAAAGATCCTGACTCATTAATTAAATTTGTATTTTGAAATCCAAATTCTAAAGTTTTATTATTCGATAAATTAGTAACTAAAACTTTACCGCTACGATCTATACTACTACATGCAGCCCACATATTTGTAGACAGTCGTGTTGAATAAGCTATCTCATTATTATAATTTAAAAATTTTATATCATAATTAAAACTTTGAGATCCTAAAATTTCAACCTTAGCTTCTTGATTAAAAGAGATGTCAATATTGTTGTTGTCGGTTATGTCCATATCTATTTTGGCTATTTTATCAGAATTTAGATAATTGAACAAGTTATCACCTTCTATATAAGTAACTAACTGATTATTATCGAAAGAACCTGCATATACATCTAAATTATTTAAAAATATATTCATGTTCCAACTTATAGCTTCTTTAAGTGCTATGGGATTTAATTCAAGCAAAGAAGGAAATAAAAACAAATCCATTGCCGCCATATAATCAGCAACATTATCCTTTTCGCCATGCACGATACAATTCGGTAAATTCTTTTGAGTTTCTGTTAAACCACAATCATTTAAAAAACAAGTGTTGCCAACAAAATGAAATTGTATATTTTTATGTTGTAGTTTTTCAGCAAGGTCAAATATATATTTTTGATTTTTATTTACCATGAATAAACCAACATTAAGCACATGAAAGCAATCTGGAGATAATCCTAATTTTTCTAAAGCGCCTGATCTTTCTGGACGCATCTTTTTAGGTATTTCCATTTCTACTATTTTTTTAGGAACATTTAAATTTTCTGAGACTTTCAAGTGGAAAGGAGAGCAAAAATGGAATTCGTCAGGTAATAAAACTTTGTTTTGGAAATTAAACGTAGAATTATGGCACGTTTCAAAAATTTTAAATTTCCTGTTCTTTGAGTATAAAAATTCCTTTAATCCATCAGTTATTGGTTTCGCTGAAAAATCTTCAACGATTTCATTCAGATGTATCTCCGATGCGTTTTCTTTATTGATATAATCTATAAGTAACGGTGTTTTCTGTTCATATTTTTCATAAGAATCATGGATATATCCAAAACTTAAGAAATTTTCTTCTCCGACAAGATTTATTATTTGGTTTCTCTGTACTACATAATCAGCGCCGTAAAAACAGTACTCAATAACTTTAACAGAATAATTTTCTGATAATTTTTTCTCGATTAACCATTTTAAATACGAAGGAGATCCACCAGTAGACAAGTGAGGGGCTAAAAATATAATTTTTTTATTCTTACATTTTATTTCAGCATCTTTACTGATTAAAAATTCATAAACATCATTTTCAACTCTTCGATGGTAAAAGTATAAATCCTCTATTTCAGATTCACCCGGTATAGCACAATAATTTGTCAATCTAATTAAATTTGATTGAGGATTATTTATTGAGTCCACCATCTTTAATAAATCTTGATGTTTTCCTTCAATAACATTAATTAAAGATCTTCCTAAATTTTTATTTACTTTGTTTTTCCACAGTAGACAGTTAGCAACTGTTTCTTCGTGGAAAGGAGCTAAAAAAGCCACATCTTTGAAAGGTATTTTAAAGAAACAAGTACTAAACCATTCTTTTATAAAATCATAACATTTACTGTTAAAAATAAATGCTCCAGTTTGTAAATACGTCGAAGTTCTTAAATTAATATCTATTTTCAGAAATTCCATCAAAGGGGCTTCTAAAGTTAATTTTAAATCAAAACCTTCATTTGCGAAAGGATTACCCCTATTCCCAAACATCATATACTCTTGACAACCCACAGTAAATAATGGGTAATATGTTATATTTGAAATTTTATTAAAAATATCATCACAATTTTTCATTACGAAACAATCTGAATCTAAGTAACAAAAATTGTCTTCGGGCTTTACCTCTATAAATTCATCTTCTATTAGCTTTTTTATTAATAATGGCTTCAAAAACACATGGTAAGATTTGGCATCACCGTTCAAAGAGTTTAATAAATCGTTTCCTTTTTTACCTACTAAGCCAGAAACATCACATTTTATATTTATTACGTTATCAAAACGATTTTTATAATCAAAATCAATAGATAAGAATATAATTTTATATTTAGAATATCTTTTTAGTGTTTCAAATAGTCTTTCGGCATATTTTATATAATTCTTATCACAATGTGTTATAAAGTAATTCATGTTTATTCGTCATTTCTTATATGCTCATTAATAACAGTAGTAAAAAATGTAGTAAATCCAACACTTTCTATAGTATCACACACTTTCATATTAGATACATATCTACCCGCAAACTCACATGTGAAAAACTTGCCTTCAGAATCAGGATCTCTAACTTTATTATAAAAATCTTCTGATTGTAATACTACTACTTCCATTGCAGACATATCTTCAGTATATTCCTCAAAGTCAACCGAATCGTAGTACACTCCTTCATCATCAGGAATCGCAGCTCGTTTTTCCCGGTTCTCGTCTAGGTATACCATTAAATAATCCATATCTTATATAATACCAAATAGGTCGGCGGCTGTCAAATTAATATTTATATTATTTTCCCTATTTCAAAAGCCTCGCTTATTTTTTTTTATTCTTATTTATACTGATTTCTTATTTATTTTATTGATTTTTATTAAATGGGGGAGGGGTATGGGTTTTTATTATTTTGGTTGGGTTTAGTTTGTCTGAAAATGAATTACATATTGAAGAAAATGTCCCCCCACCTATTTAGCAAAAGTCAATCTCAAAAATATTTTAGAAAAAGGGGGGAGGGTTGGCACACCAGATGCTGTAGACAATGGGGGGAGGGGTAGCAGGTTAAAAATAATTAAAACTTTTTCTTGCAATCGTTGACGGATTCGACTACCTTATAAGTATGAAAGTTAACGGAACACGAAACGAAATTGCGAAAGAGTTCGCAGAACTGAACGCCGAACTGGATGCGCTGATCCAACAAGAAATCAACGAGAAGGAAGCAGCTCGCAAAGCTCACCTTGCCAAACCTTACACACGTAGCGCAGACGCAAAACCTTTTAGCTGGGACGCATAACATGAGCGCAGCAATCACCAAAATCACAATGGACGAACTCAATCACAGACTCGAAGATTGGCTGTGCGAATGTGCCACCACAGAGGA